TACCATCAAGGGAATGGGAATCGGACGGCATAGGTGAACCAACCAAGGTCAAGAAACAATCTCGCTTGACCGAGGTTATAACTGGTACAGCTGGAATCAATTTAGGTAAATCTTCCCGGGCCCATTATGGGTAACCTTTTGATGTTTAAATTTTAATTCCGTTCTCGCCGGAGATGAGTACCGGTTTGAGTTTAATTCCCAGGTAGCGCGAGCCGTGAGTCAGCCCAGACAAGCGCAGTAGCCCTACTTGGAGAGGTTCTCCTTGAGCGACCAGAAGCTGGCATTGAATCGAGCCACATAATGCTGAGAGTAGAGGGATTTGCATTCTATTGTGAAAGCAATAATTTGAGAGCTAAGCCCATCACATTGTGCACTCGGAATACTGTGCAGCGCGAAAGGTTAGTAACATTAAGTTGGCGAAAGGTTAGCGCAGCAATGATTGGTGGTAACGCTGGATCTTATTGTGGAAGCAATGGATGAATATGAAGTTGAAATCAGGATCACCACACCCCCGCAGCATAGCGGTACCGTACTGAATGTCACAATCCAGTGATGATTCGAAGCCTATAACGGGCGGACGTGTTTAAATGGTGTTTTATGTGGATGTTAGTTCGCCGGAATGTGCAGCTCCGGATATCGAGTCGAAGATTCAGTGACCAGTGGAGCAAGCAACATAGGTAACTATTTCGTATGATTTTACTCACAAAATTGCACTGGGCAGGAGCTTCCAAAGGAACCTTCTGCTTCTCGTAACTGCACACAAACTAGATTTCTTATTTTCGAAGAGCATATTAAAATGGCTTCAAGTTCAAGTTCAAGTAATTTGCAACCTCGCAGGAAGTTTCAACTCCGCGACGAAATTAAGTGTGCACTTGCTCGGTTTAAACATCAACAGAGTGAGGGGTGGAGAATACACCTGGAAAAGAGCAAACTCGCATCATTGGTCAAGATGTACACGGAACGTTATTTATACGTGAAAGGTATGCCTTTTGAACCTGTGGAATTCCATCGAGTTGAGTTGCTCGAATATCTTAGGGCCCTCCCATTACCGGAGGAGAAGGAAACGGCAACAGGGAGACGTCTTGCACAACAGCCCGTGTTTGGCGTTCCCGATATACCTATCTATTATTATAATTATAAGGTTCCTAAGGTCACTCCAGTTGACCTTAAGAGTATGGTGAATCATTATCAGTGCCAAGAACATATCCATAAGAGAGAGGAATCCCACCATCCTGACGGACTTGGCTGGGGTGGTGGAACAGATTCTACTATAGAGTGTGTAATAGATGTTTATTCATGTCTGTTGCGTACGCATGCTGTAAAAACTGCATATATAAAGCTTTTGGATATTCTTAAAGGGGATAAATTTTCCAACCTGACATCTGAGGGAATTCTTTTTGCTTGTCTACATCTTATCATTCGAGGAGTTGCTGGATCAGCAATATGTAAGACCCATTCAGAATGGAGACAAGAACAGTACACACAAGATCAACTGTGGAAGTATACTAAGGATTTTCAAAATGGTGTTCCTCCTCAGCACATAATTGGCCAGTATATGCGCGAAACCTTGTACCATCAACTGATGGTTACCAAGGAAACAAAAGCCATGCGCATTTCATCATCTAAACATGACCATACAAAATTCAGACCATACTCTGTATATTGGTATACCTGGTATTGGGGAATTTTCCAGAAAATGAGTAAGCAGAATCAGCGAATGGTTGAGTTGGGAGTTGATATGAGTGATCCCGAGATTTCTAGTCACCCCACAATGTTTAACATTTCCAAATCCATGGGTGAGAGTTTCATGGAAGGTGCATTGTCATCGCCTGAGTTTAATCAAGTTCTGAACCTGAGCAGAACCCTTCCTGAAGAAGTAGCAACGAAAATTGATCAAGTAACCAAGGAACGTGAGGATTCTCTTAAAGAATCTGCACGTGAAATTTTAACAGAATTCAAAACTAGTATGCATGACTTGGCTGAGGAAACACTTGACAAGCTGGTTATGAAGTCCAAGGACATTGGACAGGTCTTAACTGAAGCTGTTGAGCCATTTGTGGCGGTTCTTGAATCACTGCAGTCCTTGGCTGAAAATGCTATATCACAAATTAACGGATTTTTAAAACCTATGGAAGGTTTCTCAGGAATAAATTTGTCTGTCACATCAATTTTGGAGTGTCTTAAATATTATATTGTTTATATTAATACAGAAACCACATCTTTGAAGATGATTCTAGTTTTATTGATGATGAATGCTTT